AGCCCCGAGCGCGGCGCCAAGAGCGTCGCTGGCTTGCTGGTTCCCGGTCATAGCGCCCCAGCCACCAATCGCGTCCCCGAGAGAGCCGCCGGCATTGGTTCCAAAACCGCCCATCTGGCCGCTGGTCGAAGATTCGCTCCAGCCGCCGATGGCGTCGCCTAAAGACCCGCCCCAGCCTTCGCCGCTGGTTCCGAACCCGCCGCTACCATCGCCGTCGTCGTTGCCGCTCCAGCCGCCGCCGGTGTTGCCTTCGCTGGTGCTGCCGCCAACATCGCTGCTGCCGCTGTCATTACTGCCAAACCCGCCGCTGCCATCGCCGTCGTCGTTGCCGCCCCAGCCGCCACCTAAACCGCCTTCGCCCTCGCCTTCGCCCTCGCCGCCGCCTTCACCCTCGCCTTCACCCTCACCTTCGCCGCCGCCGCCGCCTTCACCGCCACCACCGCCGTCTCCACCTCCGCCATCGCCGCCGCCACCATCGCCTTCGTCAAACATGGGTGCAGACGTGCGGGCGTTCAGCTTGTTCTTGCCAGAGCCGACGACAAAGCGATCAAAGTCAATCCCAGCCTTTTCAAAGGCTTGGCGCAAGGTTTTAACGAGTTCTGGGTTTTTCTTTTGCAGATCAAGAGGAAGGACGATTTCACCCGTCGCAAGGTGACCAACGGTGTCATCGCGGCCTTGTCCAAGACCTGCGGCCACTTTAAGTGCCTTGCGAATGGGTTTCTCAGTCATGTCTTATCGCCCACATTTTGTTGTCAAAGGCGTACACGAACAGCATATCCCCGTCCGACACCACCTCGTTCGTCAATCTCTCTGGAAACTGGAGCCGAACGAGGACATGTAAGGTGATGGGGTCTATTCCAAAAAGCTCACCTTTAGACGTTCCAAAATACACCAATCCCTTGATAAAGGAAGGGGACGAGTGGACCTTCTCACCCACGTCCAAGGCTGCCACCAAGCTCATCGTCTCAAGATCAATGACCAAAAACTGGTGATCCGACGAGCCGAGAAACGCCCGGTTGCCCACAATCAATGGGCGCATGTAGAGCAAATCGTCAGTCTGATAGGTGAATTTCACGTCGCCGGTCACATAGTCCCAGACATATGCTTTGCCATCAAACGCCCCGAACACTGCAAGATCGTCTTTGATCGCGGCGTGGTATTTGACCGCGCCCAATCCCTTTAGCTCCTGCACCAACTTGCCCGTGTCGGCCTCAAAACTGCACATGGTCCCGTCATTGGTGCCGAGGATCACCATGTTACGGCTGGTGGAATAGACCGGCGAGCCGTGTAGCTGTTTTTGGAACGTGTGCCGCCACTTGATGGCGCCTGTCTCAGCATCAAAGCCCGCCAGCGCCCCGCCGTCCTTGTTGCCTCGGAATTCCAGCCCAACGTAGAGCATGCCATTGGCAACGCACGGCGACGACCCGATCCAGTCGCAGACCTTGTGCTTCCAGATGATCTTGCCGGTCTCTGCGTTCACACAAACGAGATCGCCTGTGTACACGCCAAAATAGACCTTATCGCCGACAAGGCAGGGAGAGGAGATAATCCCCTTGCCAGTTTTGTCATCAAATGAATGCCACCACTTCAGCCGGCCGGTATTATTGTCCAAGCACCAGAACGAGCCGCAGTCTGACCCAAACATGATCGACTGCTTGTAGATCACCGGCGTTGACTTGCAGACAGCAAAGCTAAGGTTTGGCCGCTGCGAGGCGAACGTCCAAGCCGCATCGTAGCGCGTGACCGGCACATGTGGATCTTTGAATGTCAGACCGACATCATCAAGGTCGAACATGGATGTCGATAATATCTTGTGGTCGATCAGGTTCTTGACGCCAGTGCGGGAATGAAAATTCACCACGACGAAAGCTCGATCAACGCGGATGCCAGCATCGCGCAGCTTGACCGCCGCATTGCAGAGTGAAGATCCGCTGTTCAGCGTGTCATCAATCAGGATCGCAGGCGTGCCATCTGACGCGCCGTCAATATGCGCCTGTTGCAGATGCTTCTTGCGCTTCTTGCGCACGATCAGGCCATTGAGCTTGATGCCACGCCGCAGAGCTTCGTTTTGAATGGCTGCCATCATCGGGATGCCCGACGATTCCACCGCCGCCAACTGAAACGGCGGCGCGTGCTCGTCAAGAAACGCATTGGCAATTGCAGCCATCGTTTCTGGATTGAGTAAAGCACGGCGGATGTCGAGCACCCACTCAAACCTGCCGCCGATCCTGTTGAAGAGTGGTTGCTGATCAGACGTGAGAACGCAATTCTCTTTAATGAAAGAGACAACATCCATCAAAAATAACCCCTCATTTTTGTAGATCAGTCTATTTTTGCAGTTAGCTTCTTTATCATGGAAACAGCGCGCGGCTGGTCTTTCAACCGATCCACAAGATCATCGAGATCATCGCTCAAAAGATTATTGGCAAGAAGCTGCGAACGTCTGTGATCAGCGCCACCCATCTGACGGATCAGATACGCCAGCTTCGGGCGGTAGATGTTACGCTCTCTAGCGGCCTCGCGCAGATCAAGAATTGCCGACTTTATGCCGGCTTGTCCTTTTTGATCGCCTGCATCTGCCGGCCCACCCCGCCGGCGATGAACAACCGCTCCGCCGACCGCCCTTTTGAGTACGCCTGCGCCTCGATCTGCTGCTTGATCGCCTTCGCTGCGGGGCTGTTCGGTCCACGCTGCTCTACGGCCATCTGGTACATTTCCTGCAAGGTAGCCATCGTAATTGTCCCTAAACAGAACCTGCGTATCATACTCGACATATCGAGCAGACGACACACCATCGACGGCAGAAACCGTGTCGATGGCCTCCAGCATTTTCTTTTGAGCTGCCGGAATGCCATCAACGCCGTTTTTGCCGAACTCAGGGATGTATTGTAGGCGAATACCAACATATTCGCCAACATTTTCACCACCTGCCGCGCGATTTTTAGCGCGGAAGTCGGTCACAAAGGTAAAGCCGGCATCGACCCCCAACTGGTTGATGGTTTGGGTAACCCGATCTACTACATCTGGTCCAACTTTCTTGGTGAAATAGATCTCCAAGCCCGGATTGGCGTTCGGATTTGTGCCGGCCTCAATGACTTCGGATAGGAATGTACTCTCCTGATTCCGCTTCTTGGCCTGTTCAACAATTGTGCGGAATGTTGGATTTGGGTCGAAGTTCTGGCGAGTGACGAATTCAAGATCGAAAGCAGGCTCATCAAAGATTTGGCCCTGCGGATCAATGTAGCGGCCGGTCGAAGGCGTTGCCTTCATCATCATGACTTCTGGATCTTTATCCAAAACACCGATGATCGCTTTGTTGTCTTCGACGAACATCTGCGGCATTGCCGGCGCATCAGGACGATCAGGCGACAAGCCGCCAGTAAAGCGACGCGCAATAGCTTGCATTTCATCAAGCGACGCGCGCGCCTGCGCAGGAACAGACTTCGCACGCTCTTCAAGCGTCGCAAGCCTGTTGACCTTCGTGTCCATCCTTTTGATCGTATTTTGCGCCTCACGCACTTCGCTATACAGCGCATCGGCGCGTTCTGCGGCGGCAGCCCGGTCGAGGCCTTCAAGCTCCATAACTGCATTGCGGCGCTGCGCCGCTGTTTTGTAATCGAGAATCCAAGAGTTCTCTTGATAGAAAGCATCCGCCGCGTCGCGCGCTTCTTTTGCTTTCGGATCTGCGATTTCTTTTTTGAGTTTCACGCGCTCGGCAAACGTCGGATCTGTGTCAGCAATGCTGCGCAATTCTCTCAATGCTTCACGATCAGACACGCCGGCAAAGTTAGCTTCCAGCTCAAGCGACCCGCCTTCACCGGCTTTTGTCGTGTAACCTTTCTGGCCCCATGTTTCTTTTTCAAGGAACCACGCAATTGCTTGCAGATCATCGTCGCCGAGATCTTTGAATCGCGGATCCTGACGCAGTTTCTCGGCCGCCTTTTGGAAGACTTCCTGACCAAAGCCGAATTCGCCACCGACCTGAATGCCAGACGGTAGAGCTTCCCCAAGATACCCACCGCCGACGCCGCTTTCAGCGTCTGGTATCAAACGGCTGCGGCCAGACAGGCGGCGCAACAAACGTGCAGCCCAAACGTCAATCGTTGCCTTGTCGGAATAGCCGATCAGGTTGCCAGTGAAGTTTGGTGTCTTCGGCGCGTCGCCAACCTTGCGCTTGCGGAACTCATCGAGCAGCGCCATCATTGTCTGCGGGCTGTTAGCATTGAACAGCGTTTTGCCGTCAGCTTTCGTGATGAGCGGGAATTCGCCTTCCTGCGCTTTTTGGAAAGCAATTTCTTTTGCGCGTGCGTCAAACGCCTTGCCAGTCAAGCCTTCTGCTTCTGCTTGTTTCTTTGCATCAGGCAAAGCTGCTTTCAGATCGCGCAAATGGCCGTTGATGTAGCCAGTGCCGTCTTTGGTGCCCGCGCTGCCCATTTCGCCGCCGGCTTCGAGCCAATCGTCAAGTTTGCCGAGCGCGCGGTCATATGCGCCACGCGAGAACTGCGAGAGAACCTCGATGGTGTTTTCCCAGTTCTGGCGCACGTTTGTCTGCGCGCTGGTTGTGCCGAGCACGTCGGCGAGTACGTCGGCAAAGCCGCCATATTCTTGGCGAAGGCGGTCGCGCATGGTCGAATACCATTTGCGAGCAGCCATGATGACTTTTGCATTCTTGTCGCCTTTGGCTTCTCGATCAGCGACTTCGAGGACTTCATCGGCAAGTTTGGTGGCAAGCTCTTCGACTTTGCCTTGATCCCATTTACCATCTCTGATCACGCCTGTTTCGCCGGGCGCGCGATGGAATTCATATGCCTCTTGCTTGATCTTCAGTTCAGGAAGACCTTCATCATTGAATTTGACGTTGCCTCTTGCATCGCGCTCAAATCCGACGACTTCAAACGGTGCCCAGCCTTCTGACTCTGGATATTTCGCTTTTTTCTTTCTGTATGCTTTGAGCGCGGCCTTCGGATCGACCACTGCATCCTTTTCAGGATTTATCTTTGTCTCTGTGGCAAGCTGCGATATTTGATTGCGCTCTTCAGCAGATAGACGGACAGACGCAAGCTCGCGAGCCTCGCGCTCAAGAGCGGTGAACTGCAAGTCTTCATTGCCGCCGGTGATCGGCTGCTGCGCCCGTGCTTCAGCGCCGACCGTGTCTGGATTGTGCGGCGGTTCAGCCTGTCGCGCGATGCGAGCGGCCTCGTCGAGATCCGGCGCGCTTTCAATCAATCGAGATATATCGGAGGCAGCATCGATGCCTTCACGAGCGGCGCCTTTTCCAACGCCACTCACCGCAGCGCGCTCGGCTGCTTTCGTGACAGCGCCGACTGCCGCGCCAGCGCCAAACGGTGCAGCGGCACCGACAGCCGCGAGCGGTGCGAACTTCTCAAGACGCAACGCAGTGGCTTCGTCACCAGCGGCGCGGGCTGCGGCAATCTTGCCCTTCAGCTCGTCGATGTCGCGCAGTGAGTAGATGTTGCCAATGCCGGGCAGCATGCCGCCGATAAACTCGGCGGGGTTCTGTTTAGCAGCCTCGTACATGCCACCTGCAAGCGTGCCGACGTCGCTCAGAACCTGACCGGGGCGCGTGCTGGTGATGTATTCGCCGGTGGCTTGCAATGCAGGGCCGAAACCACGACCGACTGCCTGCGCGCCTTCGATCACGCCTTCCATGCTCGGGCTGATCGCGCCCTGCTCTTCGGGCGGCACAAAGCTCGACGCAATGCGCTTCGACGTGAGCACTGGGCCACCATCGGCAAAGCGGCGCTCAAACGTGCCCATGACGCTGAGATCTTTGCGGGCGGGATTGTAGGACACGCCCACCGGCCCGGCGTTCACGCCGTACTGCATACCCTGCGGCGTCTTCATGACGTTCGCGCCGAAATATTCGTCTGCGTTGAACCCGACGCCATACGACGGCTGCGCGCCCTTGAACGTGGGCTGCACGAACTGCGCCGAGAGCGGGCCGACGCCGACATTAGCGCCGACTGCCTGCGGCTGCCCGGTGACAGGTGCGCCGGCGGCAAACACGCCACCTGATAACGGGCCTGACCCGACACTGACGTCCGCCTGATAGCCACCGCCAATCGTGGGCCTTGCGCTGCTGCGGAGCTCCCGGCTGACGCGGGCCATTGTTTGTGATGGCGTCTCATTAAGCGGCATATGGGTTGCCCTTCGGTCGGTCGTCATGCTGCCGAGGCTCTGGGGCCTCTGGCCGTGTGACGCGGATCATATCACGATCTGCGATGTAGCGAAGCCCCTGCACGGCGGCATCCATCATGTCGTCGTGCGGGATCGAGCCAGAGCCCGAGAACGTGCAGAGCTGCTCGATCATGGGCTCTGCCCAGCTCACGAACTGGCCGGGCACCTTGCTGCTTTCGACGACCCAGACACGCCCGGCGGCGAACAGGGGCGACACGGCGTGCAACCGATCCAGCTTGCCGGCACGGCCGGGATTGTAGGGCGCCGAGATGATGCCTTCGCGGCCGAGCGCCTGTCGCAGGCTGATGCCCGAGCCCTTGTCTTCGATCAGGAGCACGTCGGGCTTGCGGCCGGAATCTTCCATGTAGGCGGGGCCGAACAACGGCTTGAGCACCGAGCGTTCGCGGGGCGCATAGACGGCCTTGAGTTCCTTCTTGGTGCGGGTGATCAGGTCGGGGAAGCCCAGCCGCTCCTGCCAGCAATCGAGCAGGATCACGTCGCGCCTGTCGGCCTTGGGCGAGAACACGCCCCAGACCGTGCAGGCGGAATAGTCGGGATCGGCGCCCGAGCCTGTCTCTTCGGTGAAGGCGGTGTCGAGCGACATGACGATGAATTCAAGCTCGGGCAGCGGCCTGTCGGCTGGCCATTGCTTGATCCACGAGCGGCGGATCACGCCCATTTCTTCGGGGTTGATCACCTCGGCGTGGATTTCCTGCCGGCCGATGGTCGTGCCTTCATAGCGCAGGATCTGATCACGGAACGTGGGCGCCAGATTGGCGAGATTAGCGTAGGTCGAAGCGCGGGTGACGATCACGTCCTTGCCCTCGCGCTTGAGCAGGTTGCGGATGATCGTGTTCGGCTTGGGCGTGGTCGTGCAGATCAGCTTGGGCGAGGAACCCAGACGCATGCCGAACATGAGCAGGTCGAAGGCCTCGTCGGCGTATTGCCACGCAGCCAGCTCGTCGAGCCAGCCGCCGTGAAACTGCGGGCCGCGAAACCGCTCGGGCTTTTCGGCGGTGATGCCCTTGATCAACGAGCCATTGGTCAGCTTCAGCTCAACGTCGGATTTGTTGTATGCCGCGACCAGCTCGCGAGGGATGCAATTGATCAGGCCTGATTCGCCTTCAAAACAAACGCCGATCAGATCGCCATAAGTTGGCGCGGAGACCAGCCAGCGGGTGTTTGGCTGCATGCATCCCCATGCGCCGAGCGTCTCGGCTGCGGTGCGTGTTTTACCGGCGCCACGGCCTGCGAGCAGCAGCCAGATTGTCCAGTCGCCGGGCGGGGGCACTTGATGCTCCAGCCGCTTGTGGATCCAGCCTAGCTGCCAGTCGGCGACCAATTGCTCATATGGCGTCAGGCGGTTCCATGCGGCGAGAAAATCATTTTTTGCCATTGTTCTCGGCCATGGCGAGGAAGGCCATCAGGTTCTCGGTCGGCGCGTTTGTCACCTCGACCTTTGCGTCCACCTCGATCTTGTCGCCCCAGCGTTTGGGCGAGCGTTTGGCCGCCAGCCATTGCAGCGCAGCCAGCTTGACGCGGCTTGATTGCGCATTGCTCTCGGTGCAGCTTTCGGCGATCCGGCCGATCATGTGGGCGTCGTGATCGGCGAGCCCCTCGCGCGCACGCGCGCACTGTGCCTCAAAGGCGGGCTGCTCCGCCATCCACCGATAGACGGTTGCCCGGCTCGGCATATCTTTGTCTTTGCAGATAGTTACGATATCTTCGCCCTCGATCATGCGCTCGCAGATCTTGTCAGCGATTTCCTGTGAAAAGCCTCTCATGTGCAGCGTCCTGTTTGCTGGGTGCCCAGCCCCCGATGAAAGGGGGGCAACGAGGGCTGGGCGGTTGTGCACAACGTGTGGATGTTAAAGGGCTGCCATGTAAG